TAGTTTATTCTGCGGAAAATAGAATAAAATTAAGAAAAAAGTTTAACGATATAATAGGGATTTATTAAATAAAAATTAAACAATAAAAAAAATGAAAAATAAAACAAATCTACAGAGAATCACTAGAGTAATGAATTTTTTACACGCAAGAGGTTTAAACTCGGAAAGGGTAAATAAAGTTTACCGCAAGATAATTAAATGAAAATGTTAAATAAATCATAATGTTTTTAATAAAAGCATTGTTTTAATTAAAGTTAATTGTATCTTTACACCAGCAATAACGCTAAAGACAAAAAATAGAAATTATGAAAACTTCAACATTTTACATTTTAAACACAAAAACTGACGAAACATTTGATACTAATGAAATGAGATTTTACTCTGCAAGTTGGGATATAGAATTAGAAGATAAAATTTATTTGGAAACTTTTATTAGTAATGATCCAAAAAAGTTTGAAAATTGCATTATAGTTAATAAAGAATTTTAAAAAAATAATATGACACAAAATAAAAAAGCAGGTAGGAAAAAAATAGAATATAATCAAAAGTCTCTACAGAAAAAAGTCCCTTCTGATATTTACAAAGAATGTATGAAGTGGTTAAATGAACAAGTAATAAAGTATAAATTAAATAATAAATAGTTATGAAAAAAGATTTAGTAATAATTTTCGGTATAGTTGCTTTAGTATTAATAGCAATGCACTTATTGGGTGCTAATTTTAAATAAAATGAGAAAATTAAAAAGACTTTCAGAGACAATGACCAATGCAGATTTTATATTAGGTACTTTAATATTTGGTTTTTTCCTAATGGCTATAATCTGGGGAGTTTTAGAAATTATAATTGAGATACTAAAATTTATATTTAAATTGTAATTATGAGACCAAATTTTGAAATACAGAAAGTAGAAGTTTATAAAAGACCTTTGTTTATATTTGTTGCTAATTACCATTTTATAAATAAAATTGCTTTGTATAATCTTATGGATAAAAGAGTAAAACAAAACCGTTCTGAGATCGGTCAATGGATAATTAATTACAAAACTAAATAATGAATTATGAAAAGAGCATTATGGATAATTATAGGTATAGTTTCATTATTGTGGGCGTTTGCGTTGTATAATTTAATCGTATATTTGTTAATTTAAATATTATGAATGAGATAGCAGAAAAAAAATGCAAAGAAAATAACATAGGATATTATAGATACATAGGAGAGATCTATTATCTTAATTTAAACTACCAAAAATCTAAGTCAATTATAGAAGTTATAAATAAATTAGATTTTGATGATTACATAAAAACTAGGGCTATATTAAATAAAAGTGATTTTAGCACTAAAGAAATAGAGTTAGATATTGCTATAGAAAAATATGAAAAGCATAGGATGACTTATTTTAAATGGTTAGACAAATTAAAAGAACCTTATTTCTTTATTCTTAATCCAATTTATTATCTTAGTTATTATAAAAATACTTTGCAATGGAGAAAGGAAAACTTTACGGGTTTATGTAATTTAGATATAGCAGTAGATTACGCTAAATACAAATTAAATAATTAAATTATATTAATTTATGGATAATAGAAAAAACAACGGAGGGCATAAGACTAACGGAGGACGCAAAAGCAAGGCAGTAGAGCAGTCTTTAATAGAAAAGCTAAGTCCATTACATGATAAAGCATTTGAAGCATTAGAGACAGCTTTAAATGATGGTAAAGATTGGGCGGTTAAATTGTACTTCCAATATAGCTACGGGATGCCTAAGCAGATGGTTGTTCAAGAAAATATTAACTATAAAGAAGAAGAACTTTCTGAGGCTGAAATAAAGCGAATAAAGAATGAAGTAAATGAAACTTACTAATAAGCAGAACTACATAAAGATATGGTCTGAAAGGCATTTACTTAACTTCACAAGATACATATATAAAGAAAATCACAGGCGCACTTTTACAGTAGCGCCTCACTTTGTTTTAATCTCTAATAAATTAATGGACGTTATAAATGGTAAGACCAAGAGGCTCATTATTAACGTCCCCCCGTAACTTAGATACGGAAAAACAGAGTTAGCAGTAAAGATGTTTATTGCTTATGGTCTATCAATTAATCCAGCATCTAAATTTATACATTTAAGTTATTCAGATGATCTAGCATTAGACAATAGTAGTCAAACTAAAGAGTACATTGAAAGCGATAGTTTCCAATCTTTATGGCAAATGCAACTAAAAAAGGATGCACAAGGTAAAAAGAAGTGGTTTAACGCTGAGGGCGGTGGTGTTTATGCAACTGCCTCTGGTGGAGCTATAACGGGATTCGGTGCAGGTATTACAGATAGTAAAATGTTTAGCGGTGCTATAATTATAGATGATCCTTTAAAACCAGATGATGCTCATAGTGAGACAAAAAGAAAAGCGGTAAATGAAAGGTACAACGGAACTATAAGATCACGTGTAAACGATAGAAACACGCCTATAATCGTTATTATGCAAAGATTACATGAGGATGATTTAAGCGGTTTCCTGTTAGCTGGTGGAAGCGGTGAAGAATGGGAACATTTATGTTTACCAGCACTAGATAAGGATAATATACCTTTATGGGAACAAAAGCACACATTTAAAGAGTTAGAACAAATTAGACAAGCGAATAGGTATAATTTTGCGGGTCAATATATGCAGATACCAGCACCAGAAGAAGGTGGAGAGTGGAAAAAAGACTGGTTTAAGATAATAGATAAACAGGATTTGCCACCTGCTATTGAATGGGAAATGTTTATAGATGGTGCATACACAAAAGACACTAAGAACGATCCTACAGGTATACAAATAGGAGCGAAGATAGGTAATAACTATGTAATTTATTCAAGCATAGATAAATACCTTGAAATGCCTGAGTTAATTAAGTTTATACCTGCTCACATTAGCGCATTAGGTATAAAGGTTAAAATGATTTATGTAGAGCCTAAAGCAAGTGGTAAGTCTATAAAACAGTTAATACAATCTCAAACTAAACTAAACATAGCAGAGATTAAAAGTAACTTTGTAAGTGTATCAAAGATAGAGCGTGCTAGAACTACAGCACCGTACATAGAGAGTGAGAGGGTTATTTTAGTCAGAGGAGCGTGGAATGAATCTTATCTTCATCAGGTTGCAATGTTTCCAAATGCTAAGCACGATGAACATATTGACCTTACCGCTTACGGTGTTGAAAAGAATCTAATTACAGTTGAAAGTTTCTTCTTTTAAATTTATTAAAAGTTTATTAATAAAAGTATTGTTTATATAAATGTTATTTGTATTTTTGTTAACTGCCGCGTGTATGGTAAGTGGCGAATGATAAGAAATAATATTTCGGTTTATGCTTATGTTAATAAAAAGTAATAATCACTAAATTAAGCACTATGTAAGCCATTTACTATACACGATGTTAGGGAATCGGCTTTTTATTTATAAACAAATATTAATCTAAAGGCAGAGTGTAAAAGTAGTGAGTTGGGTTTGGATATTACCAACTATTAAACTTGAAGACAAAAGTAGACTAACATAAACTGCCTTTATTTAACAAAAAAACATGAAAATAGAACAAATAATATATGATACAACTAGAAATGTATTAAACTTAGAAGACAAATTAAGCATTGCAACACTTTTTTTGTTTTGCGAAAAACTAGGAAGTAAAAGGCTTTCTGAATTACTTTATTGTGATTGTCTTGAAACTTTTATAGATGATTTACAAGATGAATATAGATACTTTGAAGTTGATTTTACAATTAGACTAGAAAAAAAAGAAGTTCAAGATGCTTTTTTCAAAACCTTAGATAAATACAAAGAAAAAAATGACTCAAATGGATTTTTAAAAGCAATACACGAAAATGATCCATTCGCATTGGTTATTTGTGAAATTGTAAATTATAGATTTGATAAAATTGAATTTAAAAAATTTACGAAAAATTTATCGGAACAGCTTTCTTTAGATTTTTAGTCTTTCCAACCAAGCTGTTCCCTAACTAGTAAATAACATTAATTCAATAAATTGAACTTAAAATAAACCTTACTGCAACAGTAGGGTTTTTGCTTTAAATAAGTGTTTAAAAATATATTAAATATAATTAGTATATTTGTATTATAAACACTATTATGGCTAACAGATTTTCTAGTGCATTTAATGCATTAATTGGTAAAGATACAGTAGTTAATAAACTCAATGAGGCTATATTTAGCGTTTTTGGTGGTGGATTTACAAGATACGATAACACAAACACAGAACTACTTAATAAAGGTTACGGTGAGAATCCCGATGTTTTTGCGATTATTAATCAGATGGCAACTAAGACCGTATCTATTCCTTATTGCGTAAAAAAAGTTAAAGATCAAAAAGCAAGAAATGAGTTAATGAATCTTTATAAAGCAACTAAAAACAATCTTAGTTACTTACAAAAGAAAACAAAATTATCTTTACTTACGAAGGCTTATGAAGATGATGAACAGGTTTTCCCGATGGCTGAGCCTAACCCAAATCAAACTTGGGGCGATATATTAGCCCTTTACAAAACTTATCTTAAAACTACAGGTAATTGCTACTTTTATAAAGTTTGTCCTAAAGATGGTCCTAATGCTGGTGTACCTTTGCAATTGTATGTATTGCCTGCTGATAAAGTAGAGATTGTTTTAAAAACAGGTGCTATTATGTATGGATTAGAATCTCCAATAGATCACTATATTATCTACAATCTTAAATCATTTGTTGAATTTTATCCGTACGAGATAATACACATTAAAAGACCTAATCCATTCTATGATGAAATGGGTAGACACTTATACGGATTAAGCGAACTTTCAGCCGCTTTAAGGAACATTCAAACATCAAATGAAGCAATAGACAATAACGCTAAAACAATGAGTAATAGCGGTGTTTTTGGCTTTATACATGGAAAAGGTACTCCTTTAAGTGCTGAACAAGCTATTGGAATTAAGGATAGGATTAAGCAGATGGATAGCGAAAAGGGAAGGTTTGCTAATATATCGGGGTCGAGCGGTGAATTAGGATTTACACGCATATCATTGACTACAGATGAATTAAAGCCATTTGAATATTTGGCTTTTGATAGAAAGACTATTTGCAATGTGCTAATTTGGAGTGATGAATTATTAAACAACGATAGCGGAAGCGGATTAAATAGTACTGACGCTTTAAGAGCAGCACAAAAAAGAGTTATTAGCGACAATATAATGCCTGATCTTCTTTTATTCTCAGAAGCGTTTAGCAAAGGATTTATACAGAAGTTTAAAGGTTACGAAAATAGTATAATGGAATTTGACGCAAGCGAATTGCCCGAAATGCAAGAAGATATGGCGTTAATGGTAGATTGGTTAAGTAAATCACCGATAACTCCTAATGAGTTTAGAACAGCATTAAAGTATGAAACATCTGATTTGGAGGGTATGAATAATATATATATGCCGATGAACTTAATGCCTATCGGAGTAGATCAAGTAACCACAGCAGATATTAACAAAGCATTTGATTAAATGACAACCGACCAATATAGAAGTAACTATATTAAATTGCAAAACGCATACGAGAAACAAGCGTATCGTATTGTTAAAAAACATTTAAACATAATAATAAAAGGCTTATCTTTAGGCAATATTACAGCAGATAATGCTAAAATGACAGTAGAGTCTACATTTGATAAAAAGCACGTTAAAACAATGTATATTGAGCTATACAGGACTATAGGATTAAAACATGGTGAGTTTGTTGTTAGAAATATAGATAGTGATACAAAAGATATAGGGTTAACGTTCTTTGAGGTATTTTTTAATAATTTAATTAATACAGTATTAATTAATAGTATAGGTTCACGTATAACTACGGTATCTGAAACCATGATAGATGCAATTGTAAAGATAATTAAAGATGCTTATAAAAGTGAGGATTTAAACATAATGCAAATTAGAAAATTAATTTATGATAAGGTTAGAGATAATAACTTTTATAGATACCAAGCGTTAAGAATAGCCAGAACTGAAACAACTACTATAAGCAACTATGCAACGTTACAAGCTGGTAGAGCAAGTAAATTAGTAATGACAAAGAAGTGGGTTTCTATACAAAGCGAGAGAACAAGGGTAACTCCAGAAGATCAATTCGATCATCTTAACATGAATGATGTTGTAGTTGAATTAGAAGATTTGTTTAATGTTGATGGGAAAGACGGTAATAATTCGATTATGTACCCAGGAGATCAAGAATTAGGAGTAGCAGGAAATATAATAAATTGCAGATGTGCAATGACATTAGTTCCTAAAAGAGATAGTAACGGTAGACCAATCAGAAAAACAGATTTATAACATGGATTTTAAGCAATTATCTTACGATTTAAAAGACTTCGACGAAAGCAAAGGAGTTATTAAGGCATACGCAAACGCTTATAATAATACAGATAGCGATGGAGACATTAGTATGTTTGGTTCTTTTGATAAAACAGTAAAGGAAAACTTTAAGCGAATTAGAGTACTAAAAGATCACAATAGTACAATGATGATTGGTGTACCTTTAGAAATTGATACTATGGACACATACGGACTTATGACTACTTCACAATTCAATATGAAGAAAGACATGAGTAGAGATATGTTTTACGATGTAAAGATGATGTATGACAATAACATGAACGCTGAGCTATCAATCGGTTATCAAGTAATGCAGAGAGACAGTAAAAATAAATCAATGATTACCGAATATAAACTATTTGAATACTCTTTTTTATCCTCACACGCTGCAAACGAGCTTGCAACAGTACAAGATATTAAAGGTATAAATAGTTTTTACGGTATCATGGAAATAGCGCAAAAAGCGTACAATTTAGACTATTCAGACACTCGGTTAAGAGAGTTAGAAACAATATTAAAAGCACTATCTAAAGAGCCGATAGAAACTATCACTTTAAATGAACAGCCGCTTATATTAGACACGTTAAAATCATTTAAATTTTAAAACACAAACAATGGAAGCATTAGAAATTAAAACAGCGTTAGACGCTATCAAATTGCAAGTAGAGACAAAGTCTACTGAAAACGCAACAGAAGTTAAGGGAATGATTGAAACCTTAGAAGGTAAGATGGTAAAAGGTGCAGACCTTGAAGATATGAAAGCGGAATTGAGAGTAGAGCTAAAAGCTATTCAAGATTACGCTGATTTATTAGATGTTAAATTAAACGAGAAAAAAGGATCAGGAATGAGCGAAAAGAAGTCTTACGGTGAAGTAGTTACAAAGTCAATTATTGACAATGCCGTACAAATTGGAGAAGTAGGTAATA